TAACTTGCGTTCGGGTGGCACCCTTACTAATGATGAGACACGGTTCGATAGCGACAGTGGCTCTTGCATGGCCATTGGTACTGCAGGTAGCAACAACTTGTTCAAGTTGATTTATACGGATTCATCCGCTGTCAAACACACCGTGAAGTTCAATTTTGATGATGATAGTGAGTTCTTTATTAGAAAACGCTTTAACACCAATCCGCAACTCTTGAATAGCTCGGGTACTTTTTATGGCACCTCCGATGCATTATGGCTTGGAGAATCTTTCGAGGACAACGTTCGCAACTATATAGTTTCGGGCTCTTCCCTCAGTTCACAAGCAATGCAAGGTGCTATTTTCGGTGTTGCCTTGAGCCAATCGGTATCAACAGGCCCACAAAATATGAAAAGCCAACCTTCCCGCGAAGCGGTTGCAGGGTGGTTTATTTCCCAAGATTTGGGAGCCGCTGCTAGTTATGAGCCCGCGAAGCAGAAAAAGCTTTTCCGTCTCGTTGGCCGCGGCCATGGCGAATGGCTTAATAAGAACGTCAAAGTTTCTATTAGTAACGTCAAGGCCCCAACAAACAAGGCTTCAAATTATGGTTCTTTCTCCGTAATTTTGCGTAGCTTGTTAGATAGCGATAATGATGTCCAAGTTATGGAACGCTTTGATNTNTGTACTTTNGACCCAACCTCTCCCAATTACATTGGACGCAAGATTGGTACTAAGTATACTAAGTGGGATGCTAATGAAAAGCGCTTGAAGACTTATGGTACCTATAATAATCAATCCAATTTTGTTTATGTAGAGGTGGCTGAGGCTGTTGAAGAAGGGGCACTAGATGCTGCCTATCTGCCGTTTGGCTATTTCGGTCCTCCAAACTTCTCCCCCATTTTGTCCGCATCTACCACTAATGGAAGTGCTCAAAACAGCAAATTTGTAGTCAGTTCCGGCTCCATCCCCGGCGGACCTCACCGGTTCCTGGGTTCCAATCAGTTTATTAGTGGTACCGCTGGCTTGTCGGCTTCAGTCTCTCTCTATTGGCCAGTGGATCGCTTGCGCATCTCGGCCTCTGCAGGAGGCTTATCAAACCCGACTGAGGCTTACTTCGGCTTCCAAGTGGGCCGCACCTCTGGAAGTACCCGCGCCGGAACCAGCGTTGCCGATTGGCATCGTCTCCTTTATGCGAATGATTTCCCCGGCGATCCGGTCGCTGGTCAAAACCCGGTGAAGAATGTAGCTACCGGGGTGGACGCATGGTCTTATGTATTCTCTCTGGATAACATTCGAATCGATGGTACGGGACGCTATTTCTATGAGTCGGGCTCCCGAGCTTCCGAACTCTCCGTTACTACCGGCTCTTACAAGGATCTGTTGGATGCAAATTACAATCAATTTACGGCTCCCTTCTGGGGCGGTTTTGATGGATTTGACATCCAAAAGCCCGATCCCCTTTATAATGCAGGAATGGGTGCTGGTAGAGATACTGAAGACACCAGCTACGCTTATCACACATACGCACAAGCGTTTGATACAGTGGCTGATCCCGAAATGTTGGATATGAACCTCTTAACCACTCCGGGTCTCACGAATGCGAGTCTCACCACTAAGATGATAAACATCTGCGAAGAACGCGGCGACACTCTCGCTCTTATTGACCTTCCCGATGTATATATCCCGTCTGCTGAAGCTTATAAGAATAGCCAATTGCTGAGAATTGGTACAACACCAGTTCAAGCCGCAAAGACTTTGAGCAATCGTCGTATTGACTCTTCTTACGGTGCAACCTTCTACCCATGGGTCCAAACGCTTGACCCAACTGGAAGAATGCTCTGGATTCCGCCGACTGTCGCTATGATGGGNGTCCTCGCCAGTTCTGAAAAGAAATCTAAGGTGTGGTTCGCTCCCGCTGGCTTCAACCGCGGTGGTCTGACTGATGGTGCAGCAGGGATTCCAATCCTCGCAGTCACCGAAAAGTTGACTTCTAAGCAACGCGACACGCTTTACGAAGCAAACATTAACCCCATCGCCTCATTCCCATCTAGCGGAATCGTGGTATTTGGACAAAAAACCCTCCAAGAACGTCAAAGCGCTCTGGACAGGATCAATGTGCGACGCATGGTGATTTACCTCAAGAAGCAAATCTCCATTCTGTCAACACAGGTTCTTTTCGAGCAAAATGTCCAAGCTACCTGGAACAGGTTCAAATCTCTTATTGAGCCGCTCCTGGCGAATACAAAAGTTGATTTTGGTATCACTGATTATAAGTTGATTCTTGACGAGTCTACAACGACTCCCGATCTTATCGACCAAAATATCATGTACGCCAAGATTATGGTGAAGCCCGCAAGAGCTATCGAATACATCGCAATTGACTTTGTGATTGCATCGACAGGGGCCTCATTCGATGATTAGGAAAGAGGGGGGTACAAAAGCCCCCACAACACTATATAATATAGATAACAGGAGTTCCACATAATGCCATTCTGGTCAACAAATTTCGGTGAAGACACCACTCTAAAAGATCCCAAAAGAAAATTTAGATTTACAGTTGAATTTCAAGGAATTCAAGCTGCACAAGGAGGCGCCGCACTGTGGTATGCCAAAACAGTTAGCAAGCCTTCCTTTCAGATTAATGCCGCCGAGCATAAGTATCTCAATCATACGTTTTACTATCCTGGCGCCGTCTCCTGGCAAGACGTTTCGTTGACTCTTGTGGACCCCGTTGACCCTGATATGTCTGCGACTCTCTCCGATATTATTGTTCAATCGGGCTATTCTCCTCCAACGGATGCCAATAGTCTCGGTACCATGTCTAAAGCCAAAGCAGCCGGCGCACTGGGAACTGTGATTATCACTCAAATCGATTCCGAAGGGCGCCCACTTGAAACCTGGACACTTTGGAACTCATTCATTGGTGAATTGAAGTACGGCGACTTGGCTTACGGCGACGATGAATTAGTCGAAATGAGCGTGACCCTTAAATACGATTGGGCCCGAGTTGAGACCGAAGGAGCTTCCTCTGCAGTTGCAGGCAACGGTGGCAACGAATTCTTCAAAGTCTAATATACAAAATATACAAAAAGAGGTGAAATTTGTCTAGAAATAGAAGCCGCGTGGGTAAACAAGCCCCCACGGATAGCGCGGCACCCCCGCCGGTATCTCAAGGTACTGGCACTGAAGGATTTTCCTTCGTAGTCCCTACAGAGTTTGTAGAGTTACCCTCGCGAGGAACGTTATATCCTCCGGGCCACCCATTGCATAATGAAGAAACTATCGAGATTAAGCAATTGACAGCCAAAGAAGAGGATATGCTCACATCTCGGACTTTATTGAAAAAGGGCATTGCCATCGAGCGCGTCCTCCAAAGCTTAATAATCGATAAGAGTATTCATCCTGACCACTTGCTGGTTGGTGATCGCAATGCTATCATTATTGCTGCACGCGTCTCTGGCTATGGGAACGAATACACTACCAGTGTGACATGTCCCAGTTGTGGAACTAAGCAAGCCTATGCATTTGATCTTAATGAAGCAGATGTGTATGATGGCAGCGATATCGACGACTTGCCTGATACTACCCAGCGCGATGACGGAACTTATACGGTGACGTTGCCGAAGCTAAAAGCAGAGGTAACGTTTCGTCTTTTGACAGGTATTGACGAACGTGAGTTTGCAAATGTAGTAGACCGCAAAGCCAAAAACGGGACCCATGAAAAATTGGTCACTGATCAATTGCGACGCCTCATCGTTTCAGTAAATGGTTCAGGCGATCCCCAAGTTGTCAATTATTTGGTAGAAAACATGCCATCTTTAGACGCCAAGCATCTTCGCTTGGCTTATAAACTAGCCGCTCCCAATATCGACTTAAGTCAGCATTTTGAATGCAACGAGTGCGATTTTGAACAAGACATGGAGGTTCCGCTGACCGCGGACTTTTTTTGGCCTGAGCGATGAATATATGGAAGATGTCTATGAGCAGTTCTTCTTCCTAAAATACTCCGGCGGCTGGTCCTTCTCAGAAGCCTACAATCTGCCACTTGGATTGCGTAAGTGGTTTGTGGAGCGCCTTATTAAACAACTGGAAGATGAACAAGCGGCAATGCAAGAGGCCCAGAATGGCGGTGGCCAAAGCCAAACATTGAGCGCCCATAATCAACCGGCAGTTCCTCCCCACATACAAGCGATTGACCGGAACCAAAAATAACGCTTTTAATATGGGCCACTATTTACTGTAGACTAATCTAGCGAGACCCTCGGCCCATGGCAATTGACGACGAAGTACTTTCAGCCCTAAAAGAGCTTATTTCAGAAATAAGAGCCAAGGGGGGCGTTCCTGGTACCGGCGAGACGGGCAAGTCGCGCGCAGAACTCGAAAAGGAAGGAAAGAGTCCGGAAGAGAAGATTGAAGCCATGCGTGAAGAAGCTAAAGTCATGCAACAGATGGCCGATAACTATAAAAAGCTCGGGACGAGTCAACAGGCTCGTAGCATCGCCCAAGAACAAACGCTCAGAGCCAAACAACAAGAACTAGAGGCTCAAAAAGCAGAAATTCGACTGGGTGTGGATCTCTCGAAAGATGCCGTCAAGCGATTAGAAGCGGCCCAAAAAGAGGTCGATCTTCACGAAGAAAAATTAGCAGTCGTCAACAAAACCAACGAC